GTATCAGGGAGTATAAGAGCTTCTGGTACAGTCTTACAATCTTCAGATGAAAGATTAAAAGATAATATTTACCCTATAGATAATTCAATAGATAGAGTAAAAGCTATAGAAGGAGTTTACTTTAATTGGAAAGATAAAGAAGAAAGAAACGTAGGGGTACTAGCACAACAAGTAGAAAAAGTCCTTCCAGAAGTTGTTTCCGAAGATGGAAAAGGCTATCTTAATGTAGACTATGGTGGTATTGTACCACTTCTACTTGAAGCAATAAAAGAGTTAGAAGCTAGAATAACATATTTAGAAAACAAATAAGATGGCTATAACGTTTAGAGGGGCAAAAGGAAGTCCTTTAACACATACCGAACTAGATCAGAACTTTAGAGAGTTATATTACTCTTCATCGTTACTAGGTAGTCCTTCTAATCCATACGGTTTAGTATTACATAGGTCATCATCTCTTGATAGTGGAGAAACAATTTACCTACCCACAGCAGTAGGAGAGCAATACAACATACAAATAAAATCTGGATCAGATAATATTTCTTCTTCATTTTTTACTTCATCAACTAATTTTACATACAACTTTGCTACTGATCATTTATCAGTTTCTGGTTCGAGTAATTTTAGTGGTAATATGACAGTATTAGGTACCTTAACTGCTACTCAATATGAAACAGTATTAGTTAGTTCATCTATTCAATATGCATCTGGTAGTAACCAGTTTGGTAATTCGTCAGATGATAATCAAATATTTACAGGTAGTGTAAAAATAAATGGACCAGTTACCACTAATAATAAAGTGTTTGCTACTAACTTTACAGGTTCATCATTTACAGGAAGCTTTAGCGGTTCTTTACTAGCAGATAATGGAGTATTATCTTCATCAGCTCAAATAGCAACCGATATATCCGGATCATTTACATCTACATCAGCAAGTATTGGGACTAATATAGCAACCAACCTTACATCAATAGGCAATTTAAATAATGTTACGGCATCATTTGTTACCCATCCTAACACTGCATCATTTGCAATAACTGGTAGCAATACTTTTGTAGGTAATCAAATTGTAAGCGGTGCTTTAGAAGCAACAGGAGTGTTAACATTACCTGGCATTGCAAACGTATCTGCGTCTATAGAAGCTGCAACAAGTGGTAGCGGTATAAGCAGTTTAGTAGTAGATGCTTCACCTCAATTAGGAGGTAATTTAGATTTGAATTCAAGGAACATTACAGGTTCAGGAGGAATAAATATTTCTGGTAACATAATAACTACAGGTTCGGCACACTTTAGTGGAAGTGTTACTGCTAGTGGTAATATGTTTATTGATGGACTTATATCAGCTTCAGGAGATATTATAGCATTTGCTTCTTCAGACGAAAGATTAAAAGATAATGTAACTCCGATAGGAAGTGCAATAGATAAAATAAATCAAATAGGAGGATATGAATTTGATTGGAATAGTGATTCTGAGCATAGCGGTCATGATGTTGGTGTTATCGCTCAAGAAATCGAAAAAGTGCTGCCAGAAGTAGTAGCACAAAGAAAGAATGGCTATTTAGCTGTTCGTTATGAAAAAATCGTGGCGTTATTAATACAAGCTGTTAAAGAGCAGCAGTTGCAAATAGAAGAGTTAAAGTCGAAGCTCTAGCCACAAAAACCTAATTATATGGATATGACATACCCGTCCTGGACATACCAGGGTAGGATCTTTAATGACATAGCAGACTTTCCAAAAGATACATACGGATTCATTTACGAAGTAGTTCATCAACCATCTGGTCTGAAGTACTTAGGTAAAAAAGTTTTATATTTTAATAGAACTCTCCCACCTCTTAAGGGTCAAAAAAGAAAGAGAAAAGTTGTAAAAGAATCAGATTGGAAGGATTATTATGGATCTCACCCTAAAATAAAAGAGTACCTTAAAGAGTGTAAAGCTACTAAAGAGTGGCAAGTATGGGAAAAGAGAATCCTTGAAATTTGCATGAGTAAAAAGGAGCTTACATATTTCGAGTGCAAATACCTATTTATAAATGAAGTACTTGAAGCTAGAAGTCATCAATATATTAACGATAACATTCTAGGTAAATTTTACCGAAAAGATTTTATAAATGAAACTAAGTGATATAATACTAAAAGAAGAATTGGGAGTAGCAAAAAGGAAACTACAGGATATGCTACAACAAACTGATGCTGATTTTATTATAGATAAAATTATGAGTATCGAAGATGAGAATGTATTAGATACTTTAGTTGATGCTTTAGAAGCTCCTAGAACTTTTAGATCTGAAAATAGATATAACGAAGACGGTTACGACGAAGGAGATATAAAACTAATGGGTGATATGATTCTTCCTACCGGTAAGATGGTTGTACTTCAAGCAGAAGAAAATAAATATAATAGAGGTCTTTTAGTTACCAGTAATGAAGATAGAAGCTACGATGTAGCTTATTGGGCAGATGACAAGACTAAACCTTACCCTATAGGAATAGAAATAGACGGTAAGGAAGTAGCTAAAGATGCAAACATAATAAAGTTCCTCTTTCACCCAGAAATGAAATAATATGATACAGTTAAAAGAAATTATTGGATTGCCATCGCTACAATATCATTTAGATAATAAGCTCACTTTATCAGAGAATATCTACCGTTATTCTTCTGATGCCTTTATACAATTGTTCAAAGAAGCAAGAGAAGCTCTGAGAGACGAGCAAATCGAACTTAGCGAAGAAGATGTTGAGTTATTAGAAACTACTGATATTGGAGAGTATGCAGATTATAATGGTATGAGAGTACCTTTAGATCTACCAATGGTATCTCCTAACTATAACCCTCTGTTTGAAATCGGGTGTGTTATTGACGAAATGATCGAAAATATAGACACAATCGATGAAGCTGCTTCTATAGACGAAATGATCGATTACGAATTAGTAAAAGAATTAGTAGAGTCTATCGGGGGTAACATAAACATGGAAAAGTTCAGAAAAGCTATTAATATCCAAAATGAAAATTTCGACTACAACGGATTTGATATGCTTAAAGCGTCTGTAGATTACATACCCGAAGCTGAATACAGAGGTAAAAAGGTTCAACTTAACAAACCTAAAAGAGGTGGTTCTAAAAAGTTCTACGTCTACGTTAAGAGTAAAAAAGGTAATGTTAAAAAAGTATCTTTTGGTGATACAGGTCTTTCAGTTAAGTTAAAGCAAAGAGGAGCAAGAGCTTCTTTTGCTGCAAGACATAAATGTGCTCAAAAGAAAGATAAAACAAAAGCAGGTTATTGGTCATGCAATATTGGCCGTTATTGGAAATCATTAGGTGGCTCATCAAACTTCTCAGGTTACTGGTAAACCATATTCAGAAAAAAACGAAGATGGTTATGTTATAAGAGAGTTTTCTAGTAAAACTTCATCTTTCGAACTCGTATGGCATAGAGATAAAGAAGACAGGTACGTTCAAGCTACTCATTCTACAAACTGGCAATTCCAACTCGATAATGAGTTTCCTCAGAGATTGACAGAGAACAAACTATTTATACCTAGAGAGACATATCATCGACTCATTAAAGGTTCAGGTGATCTAACTGTTAAAATATATAAACTATGAAATGTAATTGTAATACTTGTAACTGCGGAAGCTCTTGCGAATGCAATTGCTGTGACTGTTAATTATGAAACTATTAGATATTATATTTGAAAATAAAGCTGCTGAAGCTCTTGAACAAGAGTTGAGAAATCAATTCAATATAGACGATATTTTCGTTTCTATGGGCGCTTATAATCAAGATAGAGAAGATGACGACCCACTTAAAGGTAAAGGATACGGCCATGTACTTATCAGACAAAGAAGCAAAGTTGATAATTCAGTTTTTGAAAAAATAATGAAAATATTACAATCTAAAGGATTTGAAATAAGACAACATTATAACGATTTCGATGATGATGGTGACAGGTACTATTACCCTAAGATCGATTTTAATTATAAATTATCATGAAACTATCAAAAGTAATATTAGAAAATAAAAAAGTAGTAACTAAAACTCAATTAGAATTCACTGCAAGTGATATTGATAAATTGACAGAGGCTATTGCATCTAAGTTGGAAGAATATCTTGATACAGGTAATAAAGAACTTATAGTTAAGTCTGTTAAGTCTGCTATAAATGAAATTATTTCTAAAAACTAGTTGTTTTTTTGAATAAAAGTTCTTATCTTATCTATTTAGATAACGGACTGGTTTATGGATTATACTTTCCTTTTAGGATCCATTGAAAATTTATTAGGCAAAAGTCATAAGAAAGCAAGAGAAAATCATGCCTTCCATTGTCCTTTCTGCAATCATCGTAAACCTAAACTTGAAATAAACTTCCATACAGATGAAAAAGGTGAAAATCCTTGGGAGTGTTGGGTATGTAATACCAAAGGTAGAACTATAAGATCACTTCTTAGGCAATTAAAAACTCCTCCTCAAGTAGCAAAAGAAGTATTAAAGTATCTTCCCAAAGGAGCACAAACTACTTATTATAGTAAAGCAGTTGTAGAGTTACCCAAAGAATACAAAAAGCTATATTCAGCAGATATCAATTCATTTGCTGCTAATCAAGTAAAAAAGTATTTATATGACAGAGGACTTAACGATAATGATTTTATTAAATATGGGATTGGATACTGCACATCTGGAGAATATGGAGGAAGAATTATTATCCCAAGTTATTCTGAGTCCAATTCACTCAACTACTTTGTTGCACGAACTTACGATGGCAACTTTTATAAATACAGGAACCCAGAAGCTTCCAAAGACATAATATTCTTTGAAAGTTTAATCAACTGGAACTTACCAATTATACTTTGTGAAGGAGTATTTGATGCAATGGCAATCAAAAGAAATGCTATTCCAATCTTAGGCAAGTCGTTATCAAGACAGTTATATCAAAAAATTCTTATGTCCCCACTGACTGATGTTTACATCGCATTGGATGAAGATGCTCAAGATAGAGCTCTACAAATATCAGAACAATTTCTTAATCAAGGTAAAAATGTATTCTTATTGGACATTAAAGATAAAGATCCATCTGAAATGGGTTTTAAATCATTTACTACCTTTGCTCAACAAGCACAAGAATTAGACCTATCAAGTCTAATGATGCATAAACTTCAATTATGATAAAACAAGGAACTAATATCCTGAAAGAACACGGTAATCAAAGATTAGATTACGATCAAAAGTTAGAACAAATTAATTTTTTAGACAGACGAGTTTACAAAAGGTCGGATGGAGTATATTACCCGTCCGTTACTACTATACTTCAATATA